CTGATCCTTTAGCAGTTAACTATAATGAATTTGCTTGTTTTGATGATAATTCATGTATAACAGCAGTTCCTGGTTGTACTGATGTTTCAGCTTACAATTATAATCCAGCAGCAAACGTTTCAGATTCAACAGCATGTTTATATGATGCGGGATGTTATGGAGGACCAGGTATACCATACTGGTTAAATGATGGATGTTATGCTTGGGTAATTAGTGTAGATGATTATTGTTGTACTAATGATTGGGATCCTACATGTCAATCAATGTATGATTATTGTCAATTAGGATGGCCAACTTCTATACCTGACGTTTCAGCTTTGGGGATTGCTGTTTATCCAAATCCAACGCATGATGTATTAAGTATAGATACTAGATTAGATATTCAAATAGAAGTACATGATTTAATGGGTAAATTATTAATAAAGACCGAAAATGTTAATAGATTAGATTTATCTGATTTATCAAATGGGTTATATAATCTATCAATAATTCATGAAGAAAAACGCTATAATAAACAGATAATTAAACAATAACCAGTTTCCGAAACAATTTTATATTTATTACAGAATAATACATTATAGACATGGCAAACGATAAATTTTACGGATATTCACCTAAAAAAGAGGAATCTCCTTCTAGATTAGACAAATATAACCCATACGAATTTAGAAAAGGTATGGATTATGAATTAACAGAAATGGGTGTTAGTAGATTAGCAGAATCTACACCTGAAGAAAGAGAAAAAGCTACTGAAGCTGTTCTTAAAAGTTTAGAAGAACATGGTGGTTATTATTCTGCGTTAATTCATTATGAAACAGAATACCGTAATACAGAAAGTAAGCCTACTTTTAAAAACTGGTTAAAAGAATTTTACGAAGAAAATAATATGAAAGAAGTAGATAAAGAGTTTAAAAACGACAAAATGGAAAAACTTAAAGAAGCTATTAAAACTGAAGTTAAAAATATTTTAGTAGAAGCTAAAGATGATGATGATAAAAAAGCATCTAAAGCAGCTAAAGGTAAAGTTAAAGGTATGAAAGCTTTAGAAAAAGAAGAGCAAAAACTTCGTGACCAAAAGAAAAAACTTCAAGATAAAATATTTCCACTTATCCAAGATTTTAAAAATAAAAAAATCGATAAAGATAAATATACTAAAAAAGTAGGTGATATTCCACAACAAATTAAAGATATTAATAAGCGTTTAAGTGATATTTCAAAAGAACAAGAAGATATAACACTTAAAGAAAAAGAAGACAGAAGATCTGTTGCTGAAACTGCTATGGATAGAGAAGTACACATGGAACTTTTAAATATAATTAAAGAAGCTGGTGTGTCATTAAGAGAAGGATCTGAAGGTGTTAAAACATATTACGAAATAGCTAAAATGGCTTATATGGAAGGTTTAACAGCAGGATTAAGAGGAGAATAATAATATAATTAACTAGTTATGATAGAATATTTAAAAAATTTATGGAATGCTCTTTGGGCTAAAACAACAATAGATGAAGAGTTTAAATCCAGATACGACGAGGTCGTAAAAGAATTAGCTGATGTTAAAAAAGCAGCTAAAAATGTAGCTAAACAAACTAAGGATGTTGTTGATGCTGCTAAAGGTAAAAAAAGACGGGGACGTAAATCCACTAATAGACGTAAAACTAATAATAACTCTAAAAAAGTAAAAAAATGAATTTAAAAGAATTACAAGCAATGATCAAGGAAGAACTTGATGCTTACATGAACGAAGAAGAAGTAGACGTTGATGTAGATATGGATGCGGGTGATGTTGATGCTGATGGTGCCGAAAAAGGCGATAACTCAGAAGACATACTTATGCAAATCTATAACATGTTAAAAGATAAATTCGAAGGCGAAGAAGAAATGGATATGGATGATGAAGAAGCTGGAGAAGAAGACGCTGAACTAGCGGAAGAAGATTCTATAGAAGAAGCTTCAGAAGAAATCGAAGAAGCTAAAGACGAAGATCTTGACGAAGGTAAACACGATGATGAAGATTTAGAAGAAACTACTTTTAAACCAGGTCACCTTCAAGAAAGATTTAAAAAGTTAGCTAACATTATTAAGTAATATACTTATGACTCTTGACGAGTTATTATTAGAATGGTCTTATAGGTCAGAAAAGGGGTACCCAAACATGGGTAACCCTTCTGACATCCTTTTATTAGAAAAAATCCTTTTGGAATTAGACCTCCCTACAGACGAAATTTTATCAAAATTAGAAGCAGACGAACCCGGTGGTGATGATATTGAAACACCTGGTACAGATGGTATGGAAGATTCAGAAGTTGAAGATGACAACGAAGAAGATGCTGCTATAGATTCAGGACAAACAACTGAATATGATGAATTAATTAAAAAAACCTTAGGAGTAGATCAAGTTCCCCAATCAAAAAATAAATATAAATACCCAGGTTCCGGAGGTGACACTTATATGGAACAAGTTAAACCAGATGATTTAGAAATATGGCAAAAGCTGTGGGCTGCTAAACCAGAAAAGAAAACCGAAAAAGGTGTTGAAACAGCTGGTGTAGGTAAAGGTGAATTATCATTATATTGGTTATATAATCACTCTAATTCTGGTGTAAAGGTAGCAGAAGGTAGAGATGGTGATGATCCGGATTTATTTTTTAATGGAAATGGTGTTGAAGTTAAAGCATACAGTTCACATAACGCTAAATTATCAATTGGTAGATATGGTGCTGATAAAGAAAATTTAAGATTATTAGGTACTATATTTGGTATAGCTACATTAGCTAGAGTATTTGGTGGTGAAGGTAATGATAAAACTATTAATCCTACTAATTTTAAAGGAATAGATTTAGAAAATGCATTTGAAAGTGTAGCATCTTTTAGTAATGTAGATCTTGAACAATTATCTGATGTTTATCCTATATTTAAACAAATAAAAGATAATTTAGATTTTTTAGATTCAAAATTAGAATTTACAAATGCTAAAGAAGGCGCATTAGCTATGGGTAGAAAATTCTTAAAAGATAAATTAGGTAGAAAACCAGGTGATGGTAATCACTTAGTTAATATTAAAAAAGATGGAAGTATGAAGTTTTTTCTTATATCTTTTGATAAATTAAACAGTGATGAAGATATATTAACTAAAATGGGTTCTTCACAAAGCGCTATGGGTCTAAACTTTACAAAAACTTTCGGTTAAAAAACTTGGATTATATTAATATTTTACGTATCCTACAACTGTAGGGGTTTTTAGGTCGAAACGGCCGCCAGTTATGAATCAATACGATCCCAAAAACATAGATAAAGCATTAAAACGGATGGAAAAATCTGATAACCTGAAAAGCATACATCGTTCAGGGACTAACATAATGTCATTTTTTGATGACAATGATAAAGAACACGAGTTACAAAAACAACAATCCGCAGCTGAATTAAAAAAACAAGAATATTTAAAAAGTGTTGAATTACTTAAAAAACTTATTGAAGAAAACGGAACAAAAGAACATCTTACCCGTATAATAGCAGTGGGTTATTTAATTGAGTCAACAGACTTCCTTAATTTAAAACCAGATCGTAAAAAAATGTTAAAAGAAAATATGATTTGGTGTAATAAAATCTATAAAGAATACACAAATGAAGATTAAAAATTTAGACCGTTGGTCTGATGATGATTACTATCCAAAAAGACAAAAAATTAAACGTACAAAACCTCGTAAAAATGATTTGGATGGGTTAAAAAAGAGTCGTACGTTTAAACCAACTAAAAAATAATATTATGGCTTACGAAAGACAAGTACAAATAGCAATAGATAGATTAGATCAATCTTTAGCTAGATTAAGAGACTTAATTAAAAGAGGCGAAAACCCAGCCGCTATTCGATTTATGGAAGAAGGTGAATTAAAAGAACGTTTTGGAGAACTTCAAAATATGATTACTATATCTCAAACAGGTAATTATGGTGCTAGAGGAGTTCAAAATACACGTCCACTTTAAAAAATAAAAAGGTTATGTTATCAGCAGAAAAAATCCAATCAAATTGGGATCGTTATTTAAATGAAATAAAAACTAATATATCTAAAGAACGAACAAATATATTAATTCCATTTATGGAAAAATATAAAGAACGTTTTATGATGATGCCAGCAGCAGCTAAAAATTGGCATCACTCAGCATTTGCTGGTGGTTATGTTGATCATGTTTTACGTGTATATGATTGTGCAAATGAATTATATAAAACGTGGAGTAAAATGGGTGGAGACGTATCTACATACTCTGTTGAAGAGATGCATTTCGTTGCTTTATTTCATGATTTAGGTAAGATGGGTCAACAAGAAGGCGAATATTACCAATTAAATGATTCACAATGGCATATTGATAAATTAGGTCAAGTATATAAATTTAATACTAATATACCTGCTATGAAAGTACCAGAACGATCTTTATTTTTATTACAAGAAATTGGTTGTAAAGTAACTCAAAATGAATTTATTGGTATTAAAATACATGATGGTTTATATGATGAATCAAATAAGTTTTATTTTATGTCTAGTATGAAAGAAACTAAATTAAGATCTCATTTACCATTATTAATGCATCAAGCAGATCATATGGCTGCTCAAATAGAATATGAAATATGGAATAACGCTACAGATGCAGTACCTAAAACTAGTAAACCTAAAAATGCTAGTAAAGGTGATAAAACATTAAGAGCAGCTAAAAAAATAAACACTGATAATAATCCAAACTTATCTAAAGCAACAATAGATGTTATAGATTCGTTTTTTAAAGATTAAATATGATAACACTTAGTATTATATTAGCAATAGTATTAACAACTTCTTTTTTTGTAATTAGAAATTTAATTATTAAAAATGAAAGATTAGAAGATTTTATTTCTAAACAAAGCGAAGCAATTACAGCTTGTGATAAAAGATTACAAGAAATTGATGATAAAGGTGTATTTTATGCCGATGATCAAATAGGTTGGTTTTTTAAAGAAATACAAAAAATACAAGAAGCACTAAATGAATTTACATTAAAATAACCCTTAAATGTCAAATGAAAATAAAAAAGAACCGGCTACCACCGGTTCTCTTACTCCCGAACCTGTTGTTAAAAAGAAAAGAGGTAGAAAACCATCTAAAAAACAATATTTTACATCAGATGTAGATGCAGCTATACAAGAATATTTAGCATCATCTAATCAAGAAGAAAGAAATGAAATATACCGTTCTCGTATAGCATATGCTTTTTATAAATTAGCTGAAAATTTAATCCACACATTTAAATTTTATTATACTGAAGTTGAATCATTAGAGGATTTAAAACACGAAGTATGTTGTTTTTTCTTAGAAAAATTAGATTATTGGAAACCAGAAAGAGGTACTAAAGCATTTAGTTATTTTTCTATTGTAGGTAAAAATTATCTTATATTATATAATAATAACAACTATAAAAAGAAAAAAGCAAAAGCAGACCCTTTAGCTGCAGATGAAGATGCTGGGGTATTACGTCAGTTAGGTAGAGATCAACGTAAACAAGATATAAAAGACTTTATTGATTATTTTACTGAATATGTAGATAAACATATGTTTACTTTATTTAAAAAAGATCATGATAGAAAGGTATGCGACGCAGTAAATATATTATTTAAACGAAGAGAAAATCTAGAAATATTTAATAAAAAAGCATTATACATTTATATAAGAGAGATGACCGGTGTAGAAACTCCAGTAATTACTAAAGTAACTAAAGTACTTAAAAAATTATATAAAAAATTGTATACTGAATACGCTGAAACAGGTTACATAAGAATCTAGTTTTTCCATATTTATAATAAAATAGTATGGATCCATTAAACCAAATATTATTTGACGATAAATCTTTTAGTGATTTATTAAAGGAAATTCATGGTAATCAAAAGAAAAAAGCAAAACAATTAGCTCAACTTATATCTGAATTAAAACCTTTAGTGCAATCATTAGGTGATGCTACTGTTGTAGTTCCATTAATTAAAGAATATATGGAAATAAGTGTTAAAAATGATGACCAATTAATAAAAATGGCTGCTATTGTACAACGCTTATCAACAGGTACAACAAATTCGGGTGATGGTGGATTATTAACAGAAGAAGAAATGGCTCAACTTCAAGAGTTAACTGAAGAAATAGCTAAAACTGTTGAAGAACCTAAACAACTAGAAGCACCTGATCAAAATGGCGATAATTAGATCAAGAAAAAATAGAGAGCAAATATCATTAAATACTGAAAGCAAATTAAAAGCTGTTAGAGTAATTGATATTATATTAGATATAAATCACCCATTAGCATCCGATTATGGTAATTATGATGCTGTAGGTACTATATTTTATGTAGATTTAGAAGGAAATAATCCCGAAATTAACCCAAAAGATGCATCAACTGCTTCTCCTTTATTTTCACATTTAAAATATTATCCTTTAATAAATGAAATAGTACTAATATTATCTACTAATGATAAAAATTTTTATAATGATAAACAAATAACTACATATTATTTACCTCAAATAAATATGTGGGGTCACCCTCACCATAATGCTTTACCAACAGTAAAAGGACTAGAATCAGGACAAACTTTAAATGATTATCAACAAACTGAAGCAGGATTAGTTAGAAAAGTAGAAGATGGTGGAACAGATATAAATTTAGGAAACTATTTTAATGAACAAATTAATATAAAACCATTATTACCTTACGAAGGTGATATGATTTTAGAAGGTAGATTCGGTAATTCTATTCGTTTTGGTTCAACTAATATAAGTAACGATATTTCTAATCCTAATGGATGGAGTAATTCTGGAAATACTGGTGATCCTATTACAATTATAAGAAATGGTCAATCATCGAATTTAGATGAAAAAGGATGGTTACCTACAACAGAAGATATAAATGGGGATGCATCTAGTATATATTTAACATCTAATCAAAGAATTCAAAATTTTAGACAAGCTTCACCTTATATGAATTCTTGGGACGCTGAGTATATAGAACCTCAAACAATAGAACAAGCATTATTAAATCCTACACCTTCATTAAATACAGGAACAGGTTTAACATTATCAGAAGTACAAGCATTAAATAGTAATAATGAATCACCTATAAGTAGTACTCCTACTCAACCAGTTGCTGAACAAGATGAACTACAAGAAGTTGTAAATAATCCTAAAACAATAAATGAATCAGAAGATTCAGTACCAGACCAAGTAGTACAAAAAGACACTGATATACAATTACCTTCTACTTATCAAAACCCAGGTTCTGGTGGTGGCGGCGGTGGCGGTGGTGGAGCTAATATGTTATTTGAAGTAACTAGTAATTAATATGAATATAGAAGAATCCATAGGAAGGTATTTTAAATTAAAACATTTAATTTATTCAAATACCGCTAAAAATAATGGTATTAATAATTTTCCAGGTATTGATAATTCACCTAGTCAAACTGAAGTAATTGAAAATTTAAGATCACTAATGAATATTGTTATTGATCCCATTGTAGATGTATATCCAGATTTAATAATAACTTCTGGATATAGATGTATAGAATTAAATAGTAGTCTAGGTGGATCTAGTACTTCACAACATGTATTTGGTCAAGCAGTAGATATACAAATACCTGGATTAACAACAGCTCAAGTATATAATTATATTTATTATCAAGTAACAGGCTGGGATCAATTAATATGGGAATATCCTGAAAGAGGAGGAGGAAGTTGGGTACATGTATCTTATGGTCCCCAAAATAGAAGAAAAACAACTTTAGCTTCTAATGCAAATACTTATCATGATTTATATGGTGGGTCAAGATATGGATCAAGGAATCAATACCAACATGGTATAACTGATGCAAAAATAGTATAATATGGCTTATAAACCTTTAAACGGAGACATATATCAAGGCAAACAAGTAATAATAGATTCAGATAGATTATTATTTAATGCTCATACAGATGCTATATTATTATTTTCAAGAAAAGCAATCGGTTTTAGCACACAAGGTAGTATTCATTTTGATACAAGTGACCAAAAAGAATCTAGTGAATCATCTGATGCTAGTAAATTTGTTGTAAATTCACCTAATATATACTTAGGTTTAAAAACAGATAACAACTTACCAACTGAACCTGCTTTATTAGGAAATGAATTTGACGAATGGGCTAATGAGTTACTAGATATGATAGATGGATTAATGGATGATATAATATATAATGTAACTTATATGACCCCAGCTGGACCAACAGGTCCTATGTCTACTAATGAAGCTTCATTAAGTTTAAGAAGAAAACAAGTTAAAAATTTAAGAAATAATATACAATATTTTAAAAGCGAAATAACAAAATTATCATAAGATGGCTAAAGATCCTATAGAAAAAGAAAAAGAAGACAATCCTAATACTCCAGGTGCTGGTTTATCTAAAACTGAAGAAACAATTCAAAAAACAAAAGAACTAACAGATAAAATAAATGAAGTAGGTGGAAAAGTTCAAAAAGGAATGACATATGCTTTATATGCTATAGATGGTATTTCAACAATTAGATCATTAGTTGGTAATGCAGATGAAGCAGCTTACGATGCTAGGCAAGAATTAAAACAACAAGCAAAAGGAGAAGCAATACAAAGAGTCAAAGAAGAATTACCAACTAAACAAGAAATAATAGATAAATTAATGGGTTATAGTTGTGATTTAGAAGTTATAAAAGCTGTAAAATTTACAAAAACTAAATTAGAAGATGGATTAAATTTTGGAAAAAATATTTGTGAAAGTGTTGTTAAAAAATTAAACAAATTACAAGAAAAAATGGAAAAGGCAGCAGAAAAAATAACTACTATAACAACTATATTAGCTGTATTTCAAGCATTAGTAATAGCATTTGAAATATTAGTAACAGCATCTCTTTTAGCTTTAAATTTCTTTACAGCATTATTTGCAGCTGGTGGTCTTGAAAAAGTAATTAGTGATGCTATAGATAAGGCAAGAGGATTTATTTTAAAATATACTGAAGCTATAAAAGGTTTTACAACAAAATGTTTAAAAATATTAGGATCAGTAATGATTATATTTAATTTAATTCCAAAAATAATAAGCTTATTTAGTACCTTATTACAAATGATAGCAGATTTTTTAACTTTAATAGCTCAATTATTCGCAGAATATATAAAAGGATGTATACCAGCAGGAGATCTTGTAATTGATAATGGTGATGGTACTGAAACAGTTGATATAAATAAACTAAATAACTTTTTAGATAGTAATTTAGGAGGAACAGGAACACCTCAACAAAAAGATATAAGAGGGTCATACGTTTTTGATGGTTCTAAACCACAACATAGAATTTATAAACCAAAAGTAAACTAATTTTTAAAAAATTTATATTTATTAACAAACAACAATTAACAATATGAAAGCAAAAACTTTTGAAAATCTAATTAGAAAAGTAGTTAGAGAAGAAATCGATTATGCGTTACGTAGAGAAATCAAATCACTTAAAGAAGATTTACGTGATGAACTTAAACCAACTATAACAGAACATACTGAAAGAAAAGTTGAAGTTCCACAACAATCCACTTTAAAAGAAAAAATAATGGGTAAAAAACCATTTAAAAAACAACAATTTGTATCAAATAGTACATTAAATGATCTTTTAAATGAAACAGCAGCAGGAGATACAAATACTCAAACAGCTATGGCTCCTGTAAGTTTATCTCAACCATTTGCATCAGGAGCTCCATTACCAATGGATACAGCAGGTATGCCTGAATCAGTAGCAAACGCAGTAACAAGAGATTATAGTGGTTTAATGAAAGCAATAGATAAGAAAAAAGGATTATAATAAATGCCATTAATTCAGGATATAAAAAGAATAAACCCATTAGATCTTAACAATAATGCTAGGATTGGGGTTGCTTTTCCCTTGAATGATATAAATATGACATCTGGTACTTTAACAACTAAAGAACAATTAAAAGCTAATTTTTTAAATTTATTATTAACAGTACCTGGAGAAAGATTAAATCATCCTACTTATGGAATTGGCTTAAAAAGTCAATTATTTGAAAATAGTATAGATGAAATAACATTACAAGAAAATATAAATGGTCAATTAGCATTTTGGATCCCAGAAATAACAGTAACTGATGCTTCTTTAAGACAAGATATAGATCAATATAGAGTTTCTCTTACATTAACATATTCTATTTCTTTAGACGAAGCAGAAGATTCAATACAAATAAATTATAGTTAAAATGGCTTATAGTAAAGTATCAAATAAAACACAAGATAAAGACGTAAAATATCTAAGTAAAGATTATAATTCTTTTAAAGATCAACTAATGGAATTTGCGGAAGTATATTTCCCAAATAACTTTAATGATTTTAGTGAAGGTAACCCTGGTATGATGTTTATGGAAATGGCAGCATATGTTGGTGATGTTTTATCTTACTACACAGATACACAATTAAGAGAATCTCTTTTATTATTAGCCCAAGAAAAAGAAAATTTATTTAATTTAGCTTATGCTATGGGTTATAGACCTAAAGTAATAGAAGCCTCTAGTGTTGATTTAGAATTATTTCATTTAATACCTTCAACGGGTGCTAGTGGCGATTATGGTCCAGATTTTAATTATGCTTTACAAATTAATCCTAATTCAACATTTAATTCTACTGAGGGTCCTACTTTTTATATTAATAATGAAGTAGATTTCAAAGTATCTTCAAGTTTTGACCCTACAGAAATTAGTATATATCAATATGATAGTTCAAATAATCCAGAATATTATTTATTAAAGAAAAAAACAAAAGCAATATCTGGACAAGTTAAAGAACAAACTTTTACATGTGGTGCTGCCGAAGCATTTAAAACATTCACTTTATTTGATACTAATATTATATCAATAGAATCTATTACTGATTCAAATGGTAATGAATATTATGAAGTACCTTATTTGGCCCAAGATACAATTTTTCAACAAGTAGAAAATATAGGAACTAATGATCCTGAACTTTTAGGGCTTAATAACCAAACACCCTATTTACTTAAAATAATAAAATCATCAAGAAGATTTGTAGCTAGATTTAAAGCCAATAATCAACTTGAAATCCAATTTGGAGCAGGTAATAGTGATAAAGCAGATGAACAAATTATCCCTAATCCAGATAATATAGGTTTAGGAATTAAAGACGGAAGAAGTAAATTAGACACAGCTTATGATCCATCAAACTTTTTAATGACTAGAGCATATGGACAAGTACCTGCTAATACTACACTTACAGTAAAATATTTAGTAGGAGGAGGAATAACCTCAAATGTAAATGCAAATACAATTACAGAAGTAGATACATTACTTATTTCTAATAATCCTAATTTAAATGGATCTTTACTTAATTTTGTAAAAACATCTGTAGCTGTAAATAATCCAGAGGCTGCTAAAGGTGGAGGTGATGGTGATTCAATAGAAGAAATTAGAGAAAATACAATGGCTCAATTTGCTACTCAGCAAAGAACAGTAACTAAAGAAGACTATATTATAAGAACTTTAAGTATGCCTTCTAAATTTGGTAGAGTTGCTAAAGCATATATAGTTCAAGATGATCAAATTTCTCCTTTATCTAATGAATTTAACAGAATTCGTAATCCTTTAGCTTTAAACTTATATACTTTAGGATATGATAATAATAAAAAACTAACAAATCTTAATGTAGCTACAAAAACAAATCTTCAAACATATCTTGAACAATATAGAATGTTAACAGATGCTATTAATATTAAAAATGCATTTGTTATTAATTTTGGTATTGATTTTGAAATTACAGTATTTAAAAATTATAATAATAATGAAATAATACTAAATTGTGTAGCTGAATTACAAGATTATTTTAATATAGATAAATGGCAAATAAATCAACCTATTATAAAATCAGAAGTTGAAAATTTATTATCATCTATAGTAGGTGTTCAATCAGTAGAAAATTTAACATTTATAAATAAAAGTGGAACAGCTTTAGGTTATTCGCAATACAAATATGATTTTGAAGGAGCTACAAGAAAAGGAGTAATATATCCTGCTTTAGATCCTAGTATATTTGAAATAAAAAACTTAAATACAGACATTAAAGGACGAGTAACAACATATTAATATGGCATATTATTTTATATTTCCCGAAAAAGACGCTACTTTATATAGTCATCCAGAACGTAATACAATGAATACTGGTAATGATGAAATTCTTGAAATTGTAAAAGAAAAAGGAAGTGGTAATTTATATTATCCCTCTAGGGCTCTTATTAAATTTAGAAATGAAGATATTTTATCTGTTGTAAATGATAAAATAACCCCAACTATTTTTCAGAATGGAACATCACAAGCATGTTTACAATTACTTACATCTGAACATAGAAATTTAACAAATGTATTAAATTTAGAAGTCTTTGCATTATCACAATCATGGGATGAAGGAACTGGTAGATATTCAAATTTACCAACAGGTTCAAATGGTTGTTCCTGGTTATATAGAGATAATGATACAGATCAATCATTATGGGTATCTTCAAGTTTATTTAGTGGTAGTTATACAAGTAGCTTAGGACCTAACACCACAGCATCCTTTGGAGATAGCAATGTTCCCGAAGGTGGTGGAGCTTGGTACACAGGTAGTGAATTCCAAGGTGCACAACAATTTTTAAAAGGTGATAGTTTAGACACAGATATAAATGTAACAGATATAGTTATAAAACACCATAGAAATTTACATCATAATCTTGTATACCCAATGGGAATAGCTAATGAAGGTTTTATTATTAAACAACCAGATACAATAGAACAAAATATGTCTGCTAGTTTTGGTGAAATGAAATATTTTTCAGTAGATACTCATACAATATTCCCACCAAGATTAGCCTTTAAATGGGATGACAGTTCACATAGTTCACAGTCATTAGCGAAACAAAATGGAGAATTAAGTGTTTTATTATATAGAAATCAAGAAGAATATAATCAAAATGATGAAGCAACTTTTAGAGTACATGTTAGAGATAAATACCCAGTTAGACAATTTGCATCCTCATCTAATTTTTTAAACGTTGGATATTTTACAACATCCTCCTTCTATAGTATAAGAGATGCACACACAGAAGAAGAAATTATACCATTTGATACTACATTTACAAAAATGAGTGCTGATAATGATGGAATGTATTTTAAAATATATATGAAAGGTTTACAACCTGAAAGATACTATAGAGTACTATTTAAACACACTAATAACGAAGGAACAACAGTATACGATAACAATTATCACTTTAAAGTAGTTAGATAATGGCCAAAAATAAATCTAATACATACCAATCAACTAAAAGCCCTGGTAATTTTGAATCTAATAAACCAAACTATTCAAAACCAACAGGAGGTAAAGGCCAATATATTTTAGATTCATCTGGAAAACCAGTTTCACCTGTTCCACCTCCTATTGAAGGTGAAATAATAGAATTACAAAAAAGACATTATGGTCAGAGTAATATAAACGAATTATTAGATCGTGGTTTTTCTGAAATAACAAAAACAAAAGAAAAAATTTCACCTATTAATTTTTTTAACTTATATCAAGAATTATTTTATGATATTCCTAAACAAGGAAAAAGATCACATACCTTTTTAATTGAAGAAAGTACTAAATATATAGGGGGATATGAAGATCCTAAAGAAGATAAAATACAAAATTTATTAGATAAAGTAGTAGATTTAGAAACTTCAATGATCCAAACACCTTCAGAACACCCATTATTTAGAAATGGAACAGCTGTTAGAGCAGGTGGTAAATTGGGTATAATGCAAGAAGGAAAATTAAGAGGAGTTTCTAATCAAGGTGATCCTTCGCCCTTTACTCAACTTAAAAAAACATTAGGAATAACAGATGCTGATGGAAAACCTTTAACGGGAGAAGATAGTTGGACTAGAGTCACAGAACAAACATGGGATTCTTTACCTAAATGGCCACCAGGAACAGATATTAATCAATCAGCTGATTGGAGCTTATCACTATCACAATTTAATAAAGCAGCAAGTAATATAACTGTATTAACTGAAAATATAAAAATATCAGAGTTAGGTCAAGCAGAAATTGATTTTTTAATAAATGAATTACAAAGTAAAACACCATTTGAAGGTATAACATTAGAAGATAGTTTATCTGGAAATGTACCTATCGAAGATTTAACACCCTTTGGGGTTCCTGGGAATAGTGATGGCGCTGTAAAAATTTATTATAATGGTGGAGAATTTGGGGATGCTGGGACTATAAGTAGTTGGAGGACTTTAATGGAAAATATTATAGCAAAATATGAAGCTAGAGATAATAAAGGTATTTATGGAATAGGTAATAATGTTTACCCAAATTCATTAACTTCAGGTCATTTCTCCCGAGGTGAATATAATTTAGAATATAATAGAAGAAATAATATTTATCAGGAAGAATATGACGATTATATAGATGGTTTAAACGCTGTAGCTGTGGGTTCTGCTGTTGGGTCTTTTATTCCTGGAGTAGGAACACTAGTAGGTGGTATAGTTGGGGGAATTATAGGAGGTGCAAGTCCATTCCCCCCTACTTTTAATGATCCTATTAGTTTGTATAATGATCAAACTCAAAGATATGGTGCAGATTGGAAAAGTCAACGAGTTGAAGAATTAGAAACATTACGAAATGAAATACGAAATAGAAGATTTGAACGATATTTTTTCCAATTTGATCCAGAAAGAAGTCTCCAAACACAAACAATAGAAGGGATACCTGTATCAACAGGACAATTATTTTGGGTAAAAGATCCAACTGATATTTACCAGAACTGGGCTGCAAATAAAGTTCAAGAAGAAATAGATAATCATAAAGCCGAATATGGAAAACTATCTGTTTTAAGTAATTTAGAAGACAGAATAAGAGGATATTAGTATGAGTCATAATAATCAATTTAACATAACAGATATATCATCAGAAGTAAAACTGAGTTTTGATACTACTTCTTTTAGAGATTTAAATAAAAGATTTGGTAGAAATGAAGATTACTTAGAATTAAAAGTTCATACATTAAATGATGAATTAATTTCTACTATTAGAGTTGATAGTAGTAGATATAGATTAGTAAATCCTGATAATGATAATCAATCTAATGAAGTACAAATTGATTTTAATGGAATCCTTAGATCTAATGGTTTTAGTGTAGGAAAATATAAACTAAAATTATGTGTATATAGACCAAAAATATTTAATGGCACTTCTTTTAATATAAAAGAAATATCTCCTTCTAGAAAAGAAATAAGAGCAGTAGCGGATGGTATAAATAATAAAAGTTTTGATTTAGGGATAAAAAATTATATTGCAGAAAGAGATAGTACCCCATACTTTAAAGATTTTATATTAAAATTTTCAGACACAGAAGCTGTTGGTATTAATATTTTATTAAATGATTTAGTGGCTAAACATGAGTTACTTATAAAAACTTATGAACCACTTCCACCTTCTATATCACTAAGAAATTCTTTTAGTATTATAGAAGAAATAATAGACCCATTATTTTTAATAGTAGATTTAAATTTAGACTTAACAGGTATAGGGGATGAACAGGGTGGAAATCAATTTTTACAACCTAATTTTGATATAGATACTAGAACTAATAATAGTATTCCTTCATCATATAAAGATTTTAATAATATATTAAATTATAGTTTAACTTCTTCATATCAAAATCTTTTAAATCAATTAGAAAATAGAGATGTTCCTGAAATAGCTTATGATTATATTAGACCTATATCTTCAAGCACAGAAAACATAGATATACCTTCACATTTTGAAAATTTTGTACATTTTGGTAGTGCTACAGAACGTTTACATAATTTTAAATACAAATTAGAATTAATAGAGCTATATGATAGACAGCTAGGAAATATAGCAACCATTACAGGTAATGCTTCTGCTTCTTCTTTTACATTAACTAATAAAGAAGATATAAATACTAAAAAACAAAACGTAATAAAAGGATTTGATGGATATGAAAAATTCTTATATTTTACAGAAGGAACTAACCCATATACCTGGCCTAAATCTACAACAAGTTATCCTTTTCAATTATTTCCTACAACATCTTCACAAGCAATTAGTTGGTTAGGAGATGAAGGATATGGAGAATCAGTAGCAAATGGACAACTACATTCAGCATCTAGATATGATATAGATAATCCATATAATTTACAAAAATTAGTACCTAATCACATAAAAGAAAATGGAGAAAATAATTTTTATTTATCTTTTATTAATATGATAGGTCAACATTTTGACCATATATGGACACATATAAAACATATAACTGAAATAAATGATACACACCATACAAGAGGTATTTCAAAAGATTTAGTTTGGTATCAATTAAAAGCTTTAGGAATAGATGCCTTTGATCAATTTGAAAATTCTAACTTAATAGAATATATATTAGGACAAGGTACAGCAGGAAGTCAATTTTATGATACACCTACTAACCAAACACTAGTTACGGCTTCAAATGCAGGTTCAGTAGCTAAACAAGATATTTCAAAAGAAGTTTGGAAACGTTTATATCATAATGCACCTTATCTTTTAAAAACTAAGGGAACAGAAAGAGGAATCAGAGCATTAATGGCTTGTTATGGTTTACCTTCAACTATCTTAAATATAAAAGAATATGGTGGCTCAACACCCATAACAGGTTCTTTAAAAGATGTAGACCCAGCTGATTTTTATAAAACATTTACTTATCAAAAATCTAGTTTAGCCTTAAAAACCACAGAAGCAATAGATGCTGGTAATTTTATGGTTCGTTTTCCTTGGAAAGCAAATAATATAGCAGGACGTACATCTAAAGCTATAGAATTAAGAATTAAACCAATAAAAGGTAATGAAGGTATAGCTTTAAGTTTAGGTGATACTCCTACTGATGCTAATGGATTACAATTAACACTAGATAAATATGAGGGTAATGATATAAGCTCTAGTGGTGATGCTTCAATTTTTGGTAGAATAAATTTAGAACAAGGAGGAACCGTTAGAGCATCTACTAGTTTTTTTCCTTTATATAATGGAAATTTTTGGAATTTACATTTAATGGGGACAGGAACAAATGCTAATTTTGGTGCTTATCAAACTAACCATTTAAAAAATACTTTTAAATTCACTGGTACTTGGGGTGGAAATAATTTTGCAAATACTTTTGGTGCTAATTCAGGAGCAGGAAGGACATATGTTTATGGTGGAACAAATGGGTATGAAGGGTCAATTCAAGAATTAAAATGTAATTGGGGAGAAGAACTCACAGATACAACACTTACAAAACATTCACTTGAACCCTTTATGTATTCAGGTAACTCAATTTCTTCTTCATTTAGTAATGTAATTATTAGATTACCTTTAGGAAGTACTGACGTAGAAACTTTTGAAAATCACCCACCAGATACTACACTTACAAATGCAAATACAGTAGCAAATTCAACAGCAAATGGAGGTACTATTTACGAAGAAATAGTAGAAGATCATCATTTACCTACACCTGATACAGTGGGTAGATCAATGTCAAGTGAAAAAGTTAGAATAGATACAGGTATTATAGATGATGATATATTACAACCATTTACTAAAGGAGAAATATCAACATTAGATAGACAACCACAAGATTTTAGTGATTTAGGTATACATTTTTCTCCTACAATGGAAATAAATGAAGATATACTCTATACTTTAGGTTCATTTAGATTAGATGATTATATAGGTTCACCTTTACCATTAGTTCAATCTTCTTCCCAATACACAGATTTAAAGGAAATAAATAATTATTACTTTAAAAAAGTAAAACATAGATATAATTATTGGGATTATATTAAATTAATTCAATATGTAGATCATACATTATTTAAAATAATAGAAAATTGGGTACCTTGGAAAGCAAATACAAAAACAGGTTTATTAATTGAACCACATTATTTAGAAAGAAATAAATTTGCAAGAACATTACCTAAAAGAGTAGATGGTCAAACAATGACACCTGGTTCTCATGGGACTATTGAAGCTCAAGTAACTGGAGAATCAATAAATGAATTATATAATTTATCTAATAGTTCAGTAATAACAACTAATAATTTATTACCTACATTAACTAATGAACAAAGACAAGAACAAGGAACAAATGGAAATATAAATATTTTTGATAATTATACTAATCCATTTTTAAGAGATGCTAATTTTGAAAATAACCATTCATCACAAGCACCTATTACTCCACACCCTTCTTCAGGGCAACCTGATGGGTATATAGCTCATAAATCAAATGTTTTATTAGGAAATGCAACTAAAGGAAAAATATCTCGTAGGTATTTCCGAACATTAAGAAATGGTAAAGAAACAGACTTTTAATTATGCCACAAACACCTAACATAAATTATTTTACAGGAAATCCTGCAGTTAGTAAAAGTTATGATGTTGAATTTGATGATGCCATAGCAGATACTCGATTTTGGAAAGCAAGATCAGAAGGAACCCAATTAAGTGCTCAAGCAATAAATACATTTAATGAAGGAGATACATCATATGGTAAAAATCCAGTAATAGAAAATAAAATAGCAGCATTATACGTAGGTACAACAGTAATAGGTTCTGACGAAGATCCTTCAAGAGTAGCTATAAATGGACATAGTTTTATCACTATAGATAGAATATTATTAATTGACATAGAAACAGATGAAGTTCAAATAATAAACAGACAAAGTATAATTGATGTAAATACTAATACTATCGGTGCAGAAAAAGCTTTTAAAAGATATATAACAAGAGATTTTTTTGAAGGATCAGAAATAAATATAAGATTAATAGATAAAACAGTACAAAATTCATTAAAACCAGCTCATAGAGTAAAATTTAATAGAGGTTCATTAATGAAAATTTATGAATACACCCCTAATGATAATGGTTTTGAAGATGGAGTATTTGGGGGACATGGAATAAGAAATAACGCAGGAAATATACACACAGGAAGTTTAGAAGGACCAGGATTATTTGGTTATGGTATGACTGCTGCTGTAAGTAGATCTTTATTTGATAGCAATTCAATAGAATTTGTAACATCATTACCCGCAGAATTAAATGACTATTCAGGGGATGTAAATTTAAGTTTAATAGATGAATTATGCCCAATAACGGCTTCAGTTGGTGGTGGATTTTCACCTGTAACTGTTCCTATTACTGTAACTAATATTCAAGTAACTGCTAACCCTAATTTTAATCTTAGTGCTGCACCTAAAAATTAAATAATATGCCAGGATATTTTAATAAAACATCATACTCACCAGCATCACCCTCTACAAATAAAACACCTACAGTTCAGGCAAGTGCTTATAGACCATTATTAAATAATGGTAATTTAAAATCATTTTATGATGATATAGTTTATTGGGAAATAGCAAAAAATAATAATAAGTTTTATGTTACTTTTATGAGGGGAGAATATGCTTATCCTAACAATAAACAAGAATCCATAGCTACTATGGAAATTAGTTACCCTCATACAGTTTTAGGTAATAGTTCTACATCTTCTTTTGGAACCGGCTTTAATAGAGTTAGTGCAAATCCAGAAACATTCCAACAAAATATTGAATCAAGTTCAGTATCAACAGCTGTATTAGCTAGCCATAATTATAATGGTTTTATACCTATAACAGAACTAAATGGTATAAAATTTTTTAGATCAACAATAACATCATCTATTTTTGAAGAAAATACATATCAATATGAAATACATGATAACACAACTACCGAAGCTGAAAGAACAGTACAAGCTGCATATTTTTATCCATTTTCTAATTACCAACTAAGTGTATTAAGGGATGAACCAACTTTAGTAGTAAATATGGATAAAGAAAATGAATTAAATGATGGTCCTGGTGAGGATGGTTTTGTAGTAATACCACAAAATTGCCATGAAAAAGTAAAAAATAATGTAGAATATTACTTAGAAAAAGCAGGATTAATGAATAAAACAACTAAATTTAAAAACCAATCACCAAGAAGATAATATTTTTTAAAAACATATATATTTATAACAAAACAAATCAACAATGGGATACTTAGATAATACTTCAATTACAGTAGATGCTATCTTAACTAAAAGAGGACGTGAATTACTTTCTCAAGGAGGGTTAGGAGCTTTTAATATTACACAATTTGCTTTAGGAGATGATGAAATTGATTACACTTTATTCAATGAAGATCATCCTAATGGTTCTCAATTTGCTGGAGAAGCAATTGAAAATATGCCTTTAATTGAAGCTATACCAGATGAAGGAAATATAATGCTTCATAGGTTAATTTCTTTAAATTCAGGAACATCTAAACTACCTATAGTAACAGCTAATGTACCTAAAATAACATTAAATTTAGGTTCTTCATTTGTTTTAACCCCTTCAACACTTAATTTCAACGATGTAAGTGCACAATCAGAACCAGGCGGGTATCTATATACAATAGCAGATAGAAGGCTACTAAGTGCTTTTGGTGGACAAACATCTGCAACTAATTTAACAGCAAGATCTGCATTTAGCCAAACAATAGCAGGTGGCAATACAATATCTTTATCAGCGTTAAATAGTACTTCATTATTTGGGAATAATCAAAAATTATTAACTACATTAACAGTAGAAGGAAGAGACACAGGAGCAAGAGTAACAATTCCAGTAGAAATTAGCAAAACTGTAATAGGAACAACAAGTGTTCAGGCTGAAACTGGTATAACATTAAAATAAAAAATAACATATGTCATTCGTAAGATTCAACCAAACAGATATAGTAAATGATACCGCAAAGATAACAACTTCTACGTGGACTAATAATACTAATGCATTAACATCTGCACATAATACTTCATCACTTCAAGCTTTATTTAGCTCAGCTACAAGTTCAGGAGCACATTTTGTAGAAATATATAATGCTGATCCTGATACAGATTCAACAGCAGAAGTTCAATATTCAGTAGCATATGGTCATAGAGGTGGATCAGGTTCTTTAAATTTTACACACGCTGTAGGTGCACATGGAAAAAGTCCATCAAGAAACATATATAGCCAATACAGACAATTAGTTTTTGGAACAGAAACAACAGATTTTAATTTTACAGATTTCACTCCTGATAGTATTTATGTAATTAATATTAATAGATCTAGATATAAACATAATTTAAAACCAGGATCTTTAAATTTAACCTTAGGAACAGTAGCAGGTGGTAGAATTAAATTAACTGATGATTCAGTTACAACAACAGGATCTTCAACAGTAACAAATGCTGGTAGACAATTTAATATAGTATCAGGTTCAAATGGTATAAGAAAGGGAGGCAATACTGTTCAAGTAGCAGGTAGTGGCTCATATGGTTTTTATTATCCCGATTCAGGATTTATAGTTTTAAATGCAGCTGCTTTAGATGCATCTAAAGCGGATGGAGGTACAGGATTAGGAACTGTAGAAGCATCAAATACTACAAATAACAATCATCTTAAATTATTAGATAAAATTAATGATGGAGGTAGTTTTATAGTTGATAGTGAAGAAAAAGTATCATCAACTTATTATTTTGCTAGAGCAAGAAATTTTGAATTTAATTATACTACAAATCCTTCATTTGTAGATTCAAATGGAAATGTATTAATTAATTCAATGATAGATAACCCTACAACTTATATTACAACAGTAGGAATGTATAATGATGCTGGTGATTTATTAGCAGTAGCTAAATTAAGTCAACCAATAACTAAAGACTTTACAAAAGAAGCACTTATTAGAGTAAAATTAGACTATTAAAATGTCACCTAAATGTCGACTGTATATAAAAAATTTACACCACAAGACTACGCGATAGTTCCATTTAATGCTCACAAGCAATATAATTTTGCATCCTCTTCAGCTTCTACAAATTCAGTAAACCATTATTCTACTCAATGGACTTCAGAATCTTTAGATTTACATACTGATGGTAATATAAAATATAATCAAATAGATAATTTATTTTATAGAAATTTTAAAAAAATCCATAATATATCAACGGGTGAAAAATATTTTGGGCATGATGATTTAAATTATTTAAAACACAAAAGAGTATTATATAGAAAGACTAACATATTATCTATTCCCACAGGTTTATATGGTGCTGAGATAAAACCAAATTCGGTGTATATTTCATCTAGTGCTTTTGAATTTAAAGATGATGGTTATGGTAATCTTATGTTATATGGTGATAGTGTAGATGCTTATGAAAATGATATACGTTCTAATGTTTTAAATATAGGACCTGTGAATGGTTTTAAAAGATATGATTTAAATGTTTATGATGGTTACGTAGTTGATGGTGTAGATCAATATTTTTATTTAGACGGGGTTGAAAAAGTAAACCCTATTTCATCATATAGTACTCCTAAAGGAGATGAATATGATGATAGTTATTTTTACAATTTAATACAATATAAAAAGGTTAATTTTTCAGAACAAACTTTAAGTAATGGTAATTTTCCTTGTATAGATTTTGATAGTTCATTGTCTGCTTCAATTAGAATAGGTCATAAAGGAGATTTTAATTTTAATCCAGGAGAAGATTTTACTATTACATTTTGGGCTAAAATAAATCATGGCGCAACAGGTAAATCTTACCTAATTTCTAAAAGTACAATTAAAGAAGCTAACCCAGGTAACTTTCCTAAATTACATAATTCAGCTAGTAACCCTTATAATATACCCTACGAAATAGAAGCAGAACCACAATTTCCTTTTGAAATTTATGCTGAAGGTAATAAAATATATTTTAGTAGATCGGATGGAAACACAACTACAACTATAAACGGCACATTTACTTTAAATACAACAACCCATTTTGCTTGCAGGTTTTCTGCTTCTCAAATGGAAATTTTTAGAGATGGATCATCAATAGTTACTGGTACTGATAACATAGTAAAACAAACACAAAACACAGCTAATGTATATATTGGTAGTAAAGGTGATAAAGAAAAATACTTGAATGGTTTTATGAGTCAGATTAATATATTTAATAAGGTTTTAACAAACACACAAATAACTAATCATTATACAAGTGGTAATGGTTCACCTTATGTAGGAAATGTATTTTATAAAAATGGTTTTATAACTATAACACACCCAAAATACATTAGTGCATTAGATACAACAGCAAATGGTATCATAGATACCTTACAATTTCAAGGTTCACACCAAATTTATGAACACGAATACCAGTGTACAGTAGGAGAACATGAGTACAATAATACAACAAACATATCAGCAAGAAAAATAGGATCAATAACTGAAGAAGAAATGGCAGGATTTCAAACAAGTTCTGCTTTTAAACCTTACGTTACAACAATTGGTTTATATAACGAAAACAACGAATTATTAGTAGTAGGTAAATTGGCTTCCCCTATTAGAATGTCAAATGAAACAGACACTACTTTTGTAGTTCGTTGGGATTCCTAAAATATTTTTTATACATTAAGGGTTATGTGGTATTTCTTAGACAAACAAATAGACGAAATTTCTGACCTTCCTGAAGGAGCATTCGGATTTATTTATCAAACAACTCACTTACCAACTGGAAAAAAATACATTGGTAAAAAATCTTTAATTTATAATTTAAAGAAAAAATTAGGTAAAAAAGAAAAAGCACTTTGGGAAGGAAAAGGACGACCTCCTATGTACAAACAAGTACAAAAAGAAAGCGATTGGAAAACTTACTATGGTTCACATTCTTTTATTAAAGAAGCAAACGATAAAGATTTAGAAAGAAAAATACTACAGGTGGCTTTTAATAAAAAAGAACTTACATACTTAGAATGCAAATGGCAATTTGTATTAGAGGTATTAGAAACTAATAAATATCTTAATGATAATATATTAGGTAAGTTTTACGATAGAGACTTTAAATGAAAGAAGATTTATTAAAAAAATTATTAGAATCAGTTTTAGGTAGAAGTAAGTCAGCCCGTGGGGGTGGAGAAGCAGTATTTACTTGTCCTTCTTGTAACCATCATAAGAAAAAATTAACCCTAAATCTATCAACTCAAAAATTCCAATGTTGGGTTTGTGGTTATAAAGGACACAGAGCATTCAAACTACTTAAAGCAGTAAGTGCATCACCAAAAGCATACGAACTTTTAAAAGACATTGACTCTCAATACAGTTTTAAAAAACAAACCACAGTCAAATTACCATCGGGTTCCTTGCAATTACCATCGGGAGTAACGCCTATAATGTCATCTTCAGCTATATTGTCGAAACACGCACTACATTATTTAAATCAAAGAGGAATCACTCCCCAAGACGTAGTTAAATATAATTTACATTACTGTGAACAAGGAGAATTAAGAAATATGGTTGTAATACCTTCATATGATAAAGATGGTTTTTTAAATTATTATGTTGGTAGATCATTTGATAAAAACGCATATATTAAACATAAACTCGCTTCCAGTACTAAGGACATAATTGGGTTTGAAATGTATATAAACTGGGATTTACCCATTATTTTATGCGAAGGTGCGTTTGATGCAATGGCTATAAAACGTAACGCGATTCCTTTATTTGGTAAACGAATTTCTGATTCTTTAATGAAACAAATAATCGAATCAAATGTTGAAAAAATATATCTTGCTTTAGATGAAGACGCTCTTAAGGATGCTTTTAAACATGCTGAAACGTTTCTATCCTATGGAAAAAAGGTCTATCTTATAGAAATGGGTGATAAAGACCCATCTGAATTAGGTTTTGAAGCTTTTACAAAATTACTACATAAAGCAACAAAACTAACAGCTTCTATATTAATGAAGAAAAAATTAGCCTTGTCATAGAGGTTCATATTTATAACAAACTATAGTTAATTAATGGAAAGAATCGCACTTTTACCTGGAGGATTCAAACCTCCTCATGCTGGTCATTATAATATGGCTATATGGTTAGCACAAAATACTAACGCTAATACTGTAATTATAAAAGTAGGAGCTAAAGAGCGAGATGGTATAACAAGAGAAATTTCTTTACAATTATGGGATTTATATAGAAAAAATGATCCCGATCCATTATCTCAAAAACTAACAATATTAGCTTCAAATTCAAATTCTCCGGTACAAGATGTATATGATTTTGTAGAAAAAGAAGCACCGGAAGAATCTACAATTTATTTAGGAATGGGTGAAAAAGACATAAATGACGCTCGTTTTAAAAATATCCCAAAATTTGCAGAACCAAAAGGAATTAAATTCGAAACAACTTTAGTACCACCCCAAGCAGGAGGTGTATCAGGTACTAAAATGAGAGAATTTATTAAAAGTGGTGATAAAGAATCATTTCAAAAGTTTATTCCTGAATTTTTAACAGATGAACAAAAAGATAAAGCATGGGAATTAGTTTCATCATTAGAAGAATTAATGTATGGAACTATGACTAAGCAAGAAAAAGCTAAACATGCTAAAAATCTTAAACGTCTTAAAAAAGACATGTCTAAACAGGGAGATCAATATATGGAAGTACCTAGCTACCTAAAAGGTACTTTAAAAAGAAAAATGTATGAAAGAGATCTTTCAGATAAAGAAGAAAGAATAGCTCAAAGTTTACCAGACAAAGAATTTAAAAAACGTTATGGTAAAGATTGGAAGTCAGTTAAGATAGCAACAGCAACAAAAATGGCTAAAAAAGAAGGAATGTATCCACCTTATAAAGCAGACCAAGTACAAAAAGTAAGATACCAAGCAAGTGATACTTTTACTAATAGCCCCAAAGACGCTAAAAAAAGAGGTTACTTAGAAGGTGATACTTACGAAAAAATGGCTGCTAAAGGTAAGAAAAAAGGCAATTTAAAACAAGGCACAGTTAGAAAAAGATTAAAAATTAAAGACGGGGAAAAAATTCCTTTATCTAAAATAAATAAAGCTATTTCAAAGATAAAGAAAATGAAAAACCCAAGTGAAAAAAATAAAAAATATCTTAAAGCATTAAATTTAGCTAAAACTTTAAAAACAACAACACATAAAGAAAATATAGACCCTAAATCCCAAGCTAAACATAAAGGTAAAGCAGCCCCTTACGGTTCAGCTTATGAACCAGTTAATGAAGCTGATCCTAAAAAAGGAACAGGTAAAAAACCTAAAGGATCAGGAAGAAGATTATACACAGACGAAAATCCAAAAGACACAGTTAAGGTTAAATTTTCAACTAGACAAGACATAGTGGACACTTTAAATAAAAAATCATTTAAAAGTAAATCTCATAAACGTCAGTCTCAAGTTATAAATTTAATACACCAAAGAGTAAGAGCAGCTTTAAATAGAGCTAAAGATCCAGATGTTAAAA